GTAGCATAATGTCACACGCTGACGGTTCACAACTGCACAGTGCTGGTGGACGTATGGATCTGAAAGGTAAAAGGATTGATTTAAACTCAGGAGGTAAATCTGCACCGTCATATGGTTGCAGTTGGTTAACACCCGAGCATGAGAACGTGGCAATTATTGTTACAGATGGCAAAGACATAGATGTAGAAAAACCAATCAAAGAAGGTGGTGATCCAAACACGCTAGATGTTAAAACAACAGTGTCGGACTTTGTGACACACGAGCCATACGCAAGACAAAGCAGTCAAGCACGTAAGAAAAAATATGTTAGCCAGATAATAGAAGAAATTAAAAAAAGTAATCCAGACATGTCGTCAGCAAAATTAAAAGAAATAAAAGAAACATTAATGGCAAACAAAACAGTAGCCGGAGTATCAGATCAGGTTAAAAAACTTGTGGCATTAAATGACGACGTAACCTTAAAAGTTGAACAAATAACCGGAATAGTCGATACAGCAAAAAATCTTGAAAATATAATCAAACAAGAAGCATTAGGATTTGTGCAAGGTATGTTATCAGGCAACATATCTGAAAGTGTGGCCCAAATAAAACAATATGCCACTATTGCAGAAAACTTCTTTTTAGGATCTAAAACTGGACCAGCCGGTATGTACAGAAATCCATCAGGAATATCCACAGCATTTAAAAGTGCAGGCGAATTCCTTACTAAATTAAAGTTTTGGTAGAATAAATATTACAAATGGCATACAATTCAAATTCATCAAATAGTACAGGCGGCGGGTCAGTCACGTTCAAAGGTTTTTCATCTCGAGCAGAGCAGAAAAATTTTAAACTGTACGATTTTGAAGTAGCCAAACAGGATCTAATTAATAGATTGTCAGTGCGTAAGGGAGAACGTGTTGAAAATCCGGAGTTTGGAACAATAATTTACGATGCTATATTTGAACCGTTCACAGAAGCACTTAAACAAGCAATACTTGAAGATGTAACTGCAAACTTAAATGGTGATCCGCGTATATCAACCAATGAAATAACAGTTAGAGAAGCAGATAAAGGCATAGCAATAGAGGCTTCAATAACATATGTTCCGCTAAACATCACTGAAAAAATGTCATTTAACTTTGATGAAAACTCCCTGTTGCGCCTATCTTAAAGTACGCACTTAATATATCCTATAAATACCATTGTTAATATTAATAAAAAACAATGGCCACTACAGACAGACAAAATAGATTATTAGTTGCAGAGGATTGGAGAAAAATTTACCAATCTTTCCAACAAGCAGACTTTAAATCCTACGATTTTGAAACACTTCGTAGAACAATGGTCAATTACCTAAAGGAAAATTATCCGGACGATTTCAATGACTTTGTTGAAAGCTCTGAGTATGTGGCACTTTTAGATTTAATTGCCTACATAGCACAGGCACTATCATTCAGAGTTGATCTAAATGCTAGAGAAAACTTTTTAGAAACAGCAGAAAGAAGAAATTCAATTTTAAGATTAGCAAGACTGATCAACTACAATGCAAAAAGAAATCAACCAGCAACTGGGCTATTGAAAGTAAATGCAATATCCACAACACAAGATGTAAGAGATTCATCTGGAGCAAATGTTTCCAATCAAACAGTTATTTGGAATGATTCTGCAAATTCAAATTATAGAGAACAATTTACAGCAATACTGAATGCGGCCAATCAAACAGGACAGCTATTCGGAAATCCAAGAGAGTCAAACAAGATTGGAGGCATTGACACAGATGTCTATACATTAAGTTCGAATCAATCAGACTTGCCAATGTTTAACTTCACCTCAAGTGTAGGCGGAGTAAACAGAGATTTTGAAATAGTGCCGTCAACACTAGAAGACTCAGAATCTATATACGAATCGAGACCAATAGAAGGCACAGGACTTACCTATACATATAGATCAGACGGTTCCGGAGACAGTTCCAACAACACAGGATTTTTCTTTTTGTTTAAACAAGGAAAAATGCAACAAGAGACTTTCATAATTGACTCAGCAATCACAAATTATATTCAATCGTTGACTACTCCAAATATTAATAATAATGATGTTTGGTTGTATCAACTAGATCAATTTGGACAGATAACAAGAGAATGGACAAAGGTGCCATCATTATCAGGAAATAATGCAATTTATAATTCTTTAGCTAAATCAGAAAGAAACACTTATAATGTTGTTACAAAAGCTAATGACACAGTTGATTTAGTGTTTGGCGATGGAAACTTTTCTAATCTACCATTAGGGTCGTTCAAAATATATTATAGAACTAGTGATAATGCCAAGTATGCTATTCAACCAGCAGATATGCAAAATGTAATACTTGCAGTACCTTATGTGGATGCTAACGGTGGACAACAAACATTAAGCATAACATTAAGTTTACAAGCATCAGTTTACAACAGTGCCGCAACAGAATCAAACGCTTCGATTAAAGAAAAAGCCGGACAGGTTTATTATTCACAGAACAGAATGATTACTGCTGAAGACTATCAAGTTGTGCCTTTATCTGCATCACAAGAAATAGTTAAAGTTAAATCCACAAACAGATCTGCATCAGGCATTTCGAGAGCAAAAGAGATACTAGATCCAACAGGCGCTTATTCGAATGTAAGTGTGTTTGCTGAAGACGGAATATTATACAGAGAAGAATCGACACAAAAATTTACATTTACATTCAATAACAGAAGTAATATACAATCTACACTAGATGCAAAAGTAGAAGCAAAATTAAAAACAGCATATGCAAGACAGTTTTACTATTTGAAATATGGAACAAAAGATGTAAGCACACTATCAGCTTCATGGAATTCAACAACAACGTCAACAAACACCAACACTGGATATATTGAAGCCGGAGGTCCTTTGGTGCTAGGTGACTTTGCCACATCAAACTTAAAATATGCTAAACCAGGAGCATTGGTTAAATTCACATCACCGGACACAAGAAAATTTTTAAATGGTGTGCTAGTTACATCCACTACCGAAAACAGCCAAGATAGATCTTGGGCAAAAATTGGTGCTGTTGTTGGCGACGGTGCTAATGGCGGAATAGGAAATTTAGAGTCAGGGTTAGGTCCAGTAACATTAAACGATGTGTTACCAAACGGAGCAGTTATTGACTCCGTAATACCAAACTTTACAACAGCATTTTCAATAGAATTAGAAACAGACATTATTGACAGAATTGAAGCATTCGAAGAGTTTGGATTGAGATATGATTGGGATTCAGAAACTTGGAAAGTTATTACATCAACAAACCTAAGTGCAAGTAGCATATTCGGTCTAACAGATCAAGGATCTACAACAGGCACAAATGCAGATGCTAGTTGGTGGTTTAAGTTTACAAACGACGGAAACACTTACACAGTAACATACAGAAAATTAGATTACCTATTTGAATCTGAATCACAGAATAAATTTCATTTTGATGCACAAGAAAAAATTTACGATTATAAATTAGGGACAAGTGTTAAGGATACGATAAAAGTATTAAAAACAAACTCTCTTGTTTCTACAAGTAATTCAATTGGTTATCCAATAGTATGGCAGGTTGTGGACACAGTGACTGAAACAGACGGTTTTCAAGATAACAGAAAAGTAAAAGTAGGATTTTACGATAATGACGATGACGGCGTTGTAGACAATCCAGAAATATTTGATATCATTGTTGAACCAGATTTAAGTGTTACTACAAAATTTGTATTCCAAGAGAAGTACATATCATACAATAACATAGAAAGATTTAAACCTTGTTCATCATCAAAATTCATAGTATCAAAAAATGAAACAGACATTACTTTAAATTCATCAACATACACAGATGGACAGTTATTTTATTTTTATGACTCGGCAGAAGATGTTATTAAAAAATACAGTACAACAACAAACACATTATCAACGTCAACAGATTACCTAGCAAGAAGAGGAAGAAGCAGTATAAACTTCCAATACAAACACAATGCAGGACAAAGTACTAGAATTGATCCAAGTGTGTCTAACATTGTTGACATCTACATGCTAGAAAGAACTTATGATAATCTTTACAGGATATGGTTACAAGACGGCGGAGTATTGCCAACGCCATCGACATCAAATCAATTGAGAATAAACTATTCAGGTACGCTAAACCCATTAAAATCATTAGCAGATCAAATAATATATCATCCAGTAAAATACAAAATATTATTCGGCACAAACGCAGACGAAAATTTACAAGCCACTTTCAAAGTTGTAAAAAATTCAAAAACAAATGTAACAGATGCAGTTGTTAAAACAAGAGTTATTGCCGCAATCAATCAATTCTTTGCACTAGATAACTGGGATTTTGGTGATACTTTTTACTTTACAGAATTAGCCGCTTTCATACACAATGCACTAGCACCAGACGTGCTTACAGCAGTAATTGTACCCAACCAGTCAGGACAGGGGTTTGGGTCTCTGTTCCAAATCGATTCAGCATCAGACGAAATTTTCATCAGTGGGGCCACCGTTAATGATGTTTCAATTATTACAGCACTAGGAGCCAACCAATTGTCAGCTTCAGGTACTGTTGTAACAAACACATCAACATCCACAGCAAGTACCACAACAGGATCAGCAGTGTCAGGCTCTACTACAACAGGTTCCAGTTCATCAACTGGCAGTAGTGGGGCTGGATACTAATGGCAGACAGAGAAATCAACGCACTAACTAACAGCGAAGTTGTTAAGCAAGGTAAGAATGAATACAGAAGAACCGTACAACACTTGCCAGCATTTTATAGAACAGATGCCAATCAAAGATTTTTATCAAGTACACTAGATCCACTAGTACAAAAAGGATCGTTAGAAAGATTAGATGGCTTTGTGGGTAGACAAGACGCCAAAACAAGAAAAAACATAGACAGATATGTGTCAGCGACTTCTAGAGATAGAATGGCCTATCAGTTAGAGCCTGCTGTAACTTACACAGACAGAGACACAACATCATTGAACCCAGAAGATCAAGTCAAATTTACAGGAACATATGATGACTATATAAACCAAATTAAATTTTTAGGCGGTAATGTGGACAATCATGATAGACTGTCCAAAGAAACTGTATACTCCTGGAATCCAGCAATTGACTACGACAAATTAATTAATTACAGAGAATACTATTGGATGCCAAATGGACCTAGTGCGATATCATTAGATTCTGTGGGGCCTAACACAGTTGCAGAATACTCCGTAAAAAATTTAGCAACAGGTGCCTATAATTTTACACACAGAGAAAATGAAAATAATCCTATACTATCTTTATATAGGGGCAACACTTACAAATTTAATGTGGATGCAAAAGGACACCCGTTATGGATTATGACAGAACCATACAAAAACAAAGTTGGTGCAGACGGATCGACATCCACAATTTATTCCACAGGCGTAACAAATAACGGAACAGATTATGGAACAGTAACATTTACAGTACCAGCAACTGGGCCTTCGACGTTGTACTATCAATGTGGAAATCATGATGCTATGTATGGTATATTACAGATTAAAAATGTTACATCAACAGCAAAAATAAAACCTCAAGATGATATTGTGGGTGTAAAAAATTACAGTTTAAGAACATTAGATCTATCAAATGGAATGAAAATAAAATTTGATGACGGTATAGTTGACGCAGAATATAAAGGCAAACAGTACTATGTAGAAGGTGTTGGAGAGTCAATAACACTTACTAACATAGATGATTTAATTACTCCTGGACCATATGCTGAGGAGTCAACAATACTTTATGATTCGGTCGGTTACGATACAAGACCGTACGCTAAATCATCTTACACACCAAAAGACAAAGATTATATTATAATAAAGAGAGATTCACGTGATCAAAATGCTTGGTCAAGGTATAACAGATGGTTTCACAAATCTGTAATTGAAGAGACATCGAGAGTGAGTGGGTATACACCAGTATTAAATGAAGACGATAGGGCAAAAAGACCAATTATAGAATTTGATTCTGGACTAGAACTTTACAATCACGGAAAAGTTGCTAAAAAATCTATAACACTGTATGACACAGTAACAACAGATGCATTTTCAACAGTGGTTAAACAATCAGGTTACATCATTGACGGGTTGGCAGTAGTAGACGGCATGAGAATCGTTTTTGCTAACGACACAGATCCTTTAGTAAACGGAGTAATTTATGATGTTGCATTTGTTACAGCAGGAGACTCAACACAGGTTATAGCACTAACAAAAGCAACTGATGGAACACCCACAGCTGATGATTCGATTTTTGTAGAGTACGGAACAGCACACCAAGGAAAAACTTTATATTACAACACTACTACAAAACGTTGGGCAGAAGCACAACAAAAAACAACATTAAACCAACCACCGTTGTTTAATTTATTTGATGAAACATTGACATCATTAGATGATACTGTAAAATATCCAAGTTCAACATTCGCAGGAGCAAAAGTTTTTAGTTTTGCAACAAGCGACTCTGCTGTTACAGACACAGTGCTTGGAATGAAAGTCAAATACAGCACCATTAATAATGTAGGTAATATAGTATTTGATTCAGATTATACATCGGACTCTTTTACATACAAAATAGATAATGATTCGATTTCTAAAAGATTAGCGTCAGGACACTTACACTATACTAATTTAACAAGCAAACAAAATTATTTAGGACCATATGTTAAAAGAACAAGCCAAAGCAAACAGAGAGTAATTAGAACATTTACAGTAGACTCAACAGAAACACAACTATTTCCGATTGATTTTTATAAAAATTCTTCTTCGCTTACAGATTTAGAAATATCAGTAGCAGTTAACGGTGTAAGAAAAACAATTACAACAGACTACACACTAGCTAACGGAACAACCAACAGATACGTTAAATTTAATAAAAAATTAAAAGTAGATGATCAGATAAGAATAGCAGGGTATAGTTCTGCTAATAAAATTATAGACAAAGGCATATACGAAGTGCCAGATAGTTTGTCTACAAACTGTGAGAATGAGTCGCTGGGTACATTTACCTATGGACAAATAATGAATCATGTCCAAGATATATTTGATAAAAATCAAGACATAACAGGACAAATACCAGGAACATCTAATTTACGAGATAAGCCTGATGCAAGATTAACAGGTGGAACAATACTTCAACACGAAGGATCATTGTTGCCAGCAGTGTTTGGACTGATAGATCAAGAGTCAAATCTTATTTCTGCAATTGACTACGCAACTTTAGAATATGAAAAATGGTATAGTGCATTTTTAACACACTCAATAGGCACAGCATACGAAGGTGTTGCTAGAGACAGAGTCGACGAAATAATTGCTTCTATAACACAAGGAAGAACAAGTTCTTTCCCATTTTATTATGAGGATATGGTGGGTTGGGGAAATAATGTTTCAACTAGAACACACACAGTTGCAGGTGCATCACAAACCGAATACGCAATAGATTCACAATTTGATATAACAGCATTGAGCAACAGAGCAGTGTACATTTACCTAAACGATGAACTTTTAATATTAGGTGCTGATTATACATTCAGCAAAGTTGATGATAGTATTGATGTAACACGGACTCTTGCTGAAGGTGATAAAATTGTAATAAAAGATTACTCAGATACCAAAGGCAGTTACTTGCCACCATCACCATCTAAACTTGGAATGTATCCAACGTATAAACCAGAAATAATCTCAGACGACACGTACATAACAACAACGTCGATGATTAGAAGACACGATGGGTCATTCATAAAAGCATACGGTGATGAAAGAGATGATTTAATAATAGAGTTAGAAAGAAGAATCTACAATAATATTAAAACATCATATGATTCTTCAATGATAAAACTTGACGATGTGATGCCAAGCATCTTTACTGCAACAGATTACACACTTAATGAAATTAACGATGTAATGTCAACAGATTTTCATATTTGGGCAGGTCGTAACAATGTACAGTACATAAACAACACAACATTCTCCGAAGGTTCACCTTTTACATACAACTATGCAAACAGCACAGATAGAATTAAAAAAGAAAAATTGCCAGGATACTGGAGAGGAATATACAACTACTTCTATGACACAGATGCACCGCATGTAAGACCGTGGGAGATGTTAGGACATTCTGAAAAACCTAGCACGTGGGACGCAACATATGGCACTGCGCCATACACAGCTGGTAATGATGTATTATGGACGGCTATTGCAACAAAATCAGGCAGATACGGTAAGCCAGACATAAAAAATTATTTGCCGGTTGATGCATCGGGAAATTTATTAGATCCTATTGCGGCTGGACTAATAGATGTTTTAGCAATTCCAGGAAGAAGAGCTGGGTGGAAAGTAGGAGATCAATCACCTGCAGAAACGGCTTGGAGAAAATCACCAGCATATCCGTTTACAGTAATAAAAACATTAGCATTAACACAACCAGGCAGATTCTTTTCTAATATGTTTGATCCGTCTAGACAAACAACAAATATTGGTGGCAACCAGATAGACAAAGAAACTAAAGTTAGAAGAATATTTAAAACTGCAAAATATCATTTGCAAACATCGACAAACAATGCAAGTGGAGTAACAACAACATACCTAACAGCAGGTTATCAACCACTAGTGGTAAACTATCTAATATCAAAAAATATCAACACAGATACGTTCTACTACAAAAAAATGACAAATCTTAAAACACAACTAGCATACAAACTAGGTGGGTTTACAGATAAAGACAATTTAAAAATATTAACAGACTCGGTATCTCCAGGATCAGCATCTGGATCTAAATTTATTCCAGATGAGAACTACAAGATATTATTTAGAACATCAAACCCAGTACACTCTTTTAATTACTCTGGTGTGCTTATAGAAAAGAACACAGAAGTTTCTCGAGACGGATCAACAATACTAGGAGGGTTTAGAGTTTTAGGATACTCAACATCTAAACCATATTTCAAATTTAATTACCCTGTTAAAACTTCTATTGGAAACAAATTATCAGTGGAAGGTTCACAAGAAGTAGTAAGTTATAACGATTACAAAGAAACTGTACAAACAATACCATATGGATATGTGTTTGACACTGTGCAAGAAATTGCAGACTTTTTACTTGGTTACGGAACTTATTTAGAACAACAAGGATTTAAATTTAACAAATATTCAAATGAGATTAAAGAAACACTAAATTGGCAAAACGCAGTACGAGAGTTTTTATTCTGGACAACTCAAGAATGGGCACCAGGTTCAGCAATCACTGTTTCACCTGCCGCACAAGGATTTGAGATAGACACAGAAAATTCAATAGTAGGCAAACTACAAAATTTAGCCGGAGACTATTCATTGCTAGACGCAGGCGGAAGAAAAATTCCTATAAGACAAGTATCTACAAAAAGAATAGGCAAAACATTTGACTTAGAAATAAAAGATGAAAATACTGGCTTGTATAACATAGTGTTAAGCACTGTACAAAAAGAACATGTTCTTTTATTTGATAATAAAACTGTGTTCGCAGATATTATTCATGAGCCTACAACAGGATTTAGACAAGCAAGGTTAAAAGTAGTAGGATGGAAAACAGCAGGATGGAACGGAGATTATTATGCTCCGGGCTTTATGTTTGATTCTGCACAGGTAACATATTGGACTGCAAACACAGATTATAAAATAGGCGACAGCATAGAGTACCAAGGTAAATTTTATGTGGCAAAAGTAAATCACGGATCGGGCTCATTGTTTGACACTGCAAATTGGGTATTAAAATCTCAAAAACCAGCACCACAGCTAATTCCAAACTTTGATTACAAGATATCACAGTTCAATGATTTCTATGATTTAGAATCAAACAACTTTGACGAGTCGCAACAGAAACTAGCACAAAAACTAATAGGCTATCAATCAAGAGACTACTTGGACAACCTATTTGTTAATGATATTTCACAATACAAATTTTATCAAGGATATATCAGAGAAAAAGGAACACAAAACGCAATAGATAGATTGTTAAAAGCCAAATACGAAGGACAGGACATTTCACTTGATCTATATCCAGAGTGGATGTTAAAGACAGGAAATTTCGGAAATGTAGATTCGATTGAAAATATACAAATTCGCTTATTAGATGATGTAGTAACAGCAAATCCTAACAGTTTTGAATTGTTTGATACGTCAAACGAAACAGTAGAGTACGCAAGATCAGATGCAGTAGCAAAAGATAACATGTATTACAAACCAGTAGACTACACAGCTTCAACAACTTTTAGCAGATTAGATTATTCTAAAGAAGGCACTAGTAGAGACCATGCACAGGTTTATAAAACTGCAGGGTATCCTCAACTATCACAAGTACATCATACAGCATTCGATGTAATTGATTTACTAAAACTTGATATGGAAGCAGTTGAACCAGGACAATTAATATGGGTAGCAAACAAGTTAAACAATGATTGGGACGTGTTTAGGTTGACTAATCAACCATATAAAATATCTCAACTTAAAAGAATTAACGAAGCTACACAGCTAGAAATAACTTTTTCAGAACCTCATGGATTATCGGCAGGCACAACAACAAGCCGAGCAGACTATTTCGGTATAACAAATGCTAAAACTGAAAACTTAAACGGTGTGTATGAAGTATTTTCTGTGTTAGATCATAAAACTATTGTAATAGACTTTGCATTGAATACGCCGTTCTCAGAAAGTGTTTCAGACAACTCAACAGCAGACTCGTATGGAAATGTTTACAAGTTTATTTCAGTAAGATTACCATCTATTGACAATGTAAATGATATATTAAAATATAGCGACTATCAAGACAGAAATTCAGCAGTAGGATATACAGGTGATAGAGTTTTTACTGATGCTGACAGTTCAGGATTATGGCGTGTGTATGAAAAACAAGATCCGTACACAACATCAATTCAATTGTCTCCGGATACTTTAACAGCAGATCAACATTTTGGACAGCAGATTGTTGCTAGAAATGATGGTCGGACAGTAGTTGTATCATCACCAGGAAAAGCACAAGGAACTGTTAACTTCTTATTTAGAAGAGAAGCAACAGCCGGATCAACATTTGAAACACAGTCTACACTAACAACAACAGCAGGTAGTGATGTCACCACTAAATTAGGTGAATCATTATCGATGAGTACAGATGAAAACTTTGTTGTAGCCGGTGGCCCATATGCAAACTCATTAGGATCAGATGGTAGCACAGTATTTGCAGATGCAGGTCTAATTAAAATATTCCTTTGGAATCCAAGCACATTTAAGTATGGAACATTAACAACACTACTACCACCAACAGATGCGGCATCGCAGAATTTTGGGTGGGCACATAAAATTACGGAGTCGGGAGTCGACTCAGTTAGAAGCACAACACAAAAATATCTTTTTGTATCGGCACCAGGACACAGCACCAACAAAGGTAGAGTGTATGTGTACACTTGGGGAGTGGGAGCAGACGGTTCAACATACGATAGATGGACAAAAGATTACACACTAGAAGCACCAGCTGGCGGTAGCGGACAAAGATTTGGACATAGACTACAAGCTAACGATAACGGTGATGTACTAGCAGTTAGTTCATTAGCACCAGGTAATGCAGGCAAGGTAGAAATATTTGTAAGATCAGGATCAGACGGAAGTTCAGCAAATACATTTACACTTGCACAAACACTTACAGGTGTAACAGCAGATGGATCAACGGCAAACACTGCATTTGGTGACGCACTTGCAATGAGCAAAGATGGAAATACTTTAATAATAAGTGCACCTGGAGTTGATAAATCAGATCAAGCAGATGCTGGAGCAATATACTATTACAAATGGAATGCAGACGGGTCGACAAACACTTACACTTTACAGCAAACAATTAATGCACCGGATTTACAAGTTAACATGAAGTTTGGAACTACACTTGCAATAAATCCAGCAGGAACTCGAGTAGTAATAGGTGCCGAAAGTTTTGCAAGTCCACGACAAATGAATTTTGATATAGGCGGCACAACTTTTGATTTACAAGATACATCATTTATTGATTCTAACATACAGTCAGGTGGAGCATACACAGCCACTATGTATAATACAAAATTCATAGTTGATGATAGGTTAATGACTGATAACGTTACAGCAATGGATGATTTTGGCAGAGGCGTTTGTGCAATAGACAATGCAGTGTTTGTAGGAGCACCACAAGATGATGGAAATGTAACATCAGACGGAAGCACTAGAATTACAAATGATGGAACAGTTACCGTTTTTGATCTAACAGAAAACAACAAGTATGCATGGAAAGACATAGTAACTGAGGAAGCATTAATTGATATAAGCAAAGTGGGACAAGTATTTGAATTTGATAATAGATCAAAAGAAATCAGAGATCATTATGACTTGTATGATCCTATAAAAGGAAGAATACTAGGAATTGCAGACAGAGAAATTAATATCAAAACAACATGGGATCCTGCAATATATAATACAGGCGATAATGCCAATACAAAAACTCCATGGGGTGAAGAACATATTGGTGAAGTTTGGTGGGACTTATCTAAAGTGAAATGGATTTGGTACGAACAAGGATCACAAGAATACAAAGTTAATAATTGGGGTAAAACATTTCCTGGATCAAGTATAGACATTTATGAGTGGACAGAGTCTATTTTAACACCGACTGAATACAACATTCAATCTAACACATTAAGCGGCGGAACAGTGTTGGATGAAAGCAAATACACAGTACAACAACGATATAATTCAACACTAGATACGTTTGTTAATTACTACTACTATTGGGTAAAAGATGTAACAACTATACCAGCAAACAGTGTGGTTAAACGAAATAATTCTATATCATTTACAGCAAATCTAATTAGAGATCCAAAAAACTTTGGCCTAAAATATTATTCAATTACAGACACAAACAAATTTGTTCTTAACAATGTGTCTAATTTAACAAACGGTGATATAATTTTAAGTGTTGATATTAGATCAAACACATTTGAAGGTGATTCTCACTCTGTGTGGAAATTAGCAAGAGAAGGTGACCCAGATTATAGACCAAGTACACAAATAGAAGGACATTGGTGGGATTCACTAATAGGTCAAAACACAGCAGGAGACAAAGTGCCTGATCTTGATCTTCCACTAAACCAAAGATACGGAAACAATATACGTCCAAGACAAGGTTGGTATGTAAACAGATTTGAGGCACTAAAGGAAATTATTGATTATGCAAACACAGTGCTTAAAAAATATCAACTAGTTGGACAAATTAATTTAATAAATCTAGATTCAAAAGAACCAGAGCCAACTGCACAAAGTTTAGAGTGGGACGCAACTGTTGACACTTATGCAGAACTTACATATGTTAATACAGCAGATCTATCAGGGACTGTGAGATATTTGGTCCATGCAGATGAAACATCAAATAACTTTTGGGCAATATACACATGGGACGGAACAGTTTGGTCAAGAACTAAATTACAAACTTATAATACATCAAACTATTGGAGTTACACAGATTGGTATGGAACAGATCCTGCTATACACGAAATGGTTCACAGCGAAAATACTCCTATTGATAATCAAGTAACATATGAATATGAACTAGACGGATTAGATATTGTTCCTGGCAAACATGTTAAGGTTACAAATGCAGATACAGGTGGTTGGAAATTGTTTATGAAGACAATCACAGGTTGGATAAATGTAGGAACAGAAAACGGCACAGTTAGATTGTCAACAAAATTATACGATTACACTCAAGACGCTACAGGTTTTGCTGGCGAAGACACATTTGATGAAAACTTCTTTGACCAAGAACCAGCAAACGAAACAAGAATGATACTTACAGCATTGAGAGATGATCTGTTTATTGGCGATCTTGCAAAAGAATACAACACATTGTTCTTTACAGGATTGAGGAAAGTATTAGCAGAACAAACTTATGTGGACTGGGTGTTCAAAACATCTTTCATAAATGTTAAAAATTCTGTTAGAGAATTAGATCAACGAAAGAGTTATGAAACAGGTACAGACGGTTGGATTGAAAGTTACATAAACGAAGTAAAACCATTCAATACAAAATTAAGAGAATATAAATTAGGTTATACGGGAAATGATATACAAGACGGAATATTTACAGATTTTGATAATCCACCGTTGTATGATACAACAACCAAAAAAATTAGACCACTAGATGTCAATATAGATACAGCAAAATTAAATGAATACCCATATCAGATGTGGAACGACTACCACAAAAAATATGTTGCTTCAATAATAGTAACAAAAGCTGGATCGGGGTATGAAGTTGCTCCTGAAGTCACTGTATTAGGCGGAACGGTGGGCAGTACAGGACCATTCCAATTGCAAGGAACTAGCAACAGTGGTGCAACATCAGGCAGTTATGGATATTACTATCCAATGTTTACAAGTGAAGCCCAAGCAAAAATTTATGATTCACAAAACAGCGGAAGTGGTGCTGTACACAGTCATACGTTTGATGACTTTACAGGCACGTTCTATATGCCTACTGGATCAACGAATCATGCACAGACAACTAAATCAAACACATTTAAAATGTATGTTGCTCCTAACACAACACCAGCAAAAGCAACAGCAATAATTCAAGGCGGAAAAGTTACAAAAATAATACTGTCAGACACAGGTGCAAATTACACAACAACACCAACAGTAGCATTAACAGGCGGACTGAAAGCTGGAGGAACACCGACTGACACAGCTAAAGCATATGCAAATCTAAATAATGATCTTGTTAGAGATTTTGACACAACAATTAAATTTGATAGGGTATCAAGCACATCTAGAGTTAAAGATTGGAAAGCATCTACATACTTTGCATATGGAGATTTAATTAGATACAACAATCAACTGTACAAAGCAACAAGCGCCTTTACAGCAACTACAAAGTTTGACGATAATATTGGCAATGTATATAAAGTGTACGGTAACGAAACAGGACTAACAGCCGCAGACAGAACAAAAGGATTTTACACACCAGGCGCAGGCATGCCAGGCAACGAATTGTCACAAGTAATGACAGGTGTTGATTACGGTGGCACAATGGTTACAGGATTATTATTCTCACAAGAAGCAGGGTGGGACAAAGCAGGTTGGTATGATTTCCCATTTGATAATTATGGTGTATCTAGAGTAAAAGCATTTACGGCAGACGGTTCAACCACTGCTTATACTTTTGCTACTGCACCTGCAACAACAGAAGTATATCAAGTTTATATAACACACGGAGATAGCACAAGAAGAAAACTTTCAGATGTAATCAGAGGTGACGGTAATACAGTTACTTTTAATATTAGTGAAACAGCAGGTTCAAATGCATTGGTAGAGTTTATACCATTTGATGATGATCAAGTATTAACACCGACTGATGATAGAACATTAGACTCGATTGTTAAAGGTGGATTATTTACATCAGCACTTGGTCATGCACCAAGTGATATTTTATTAGAAGGTGATGATTTTATATCACCAGATACAAGTTACGCACCGGAAGAAACTGTTCCAGGACAAATGTTTGACACAGTGGACATTAAAGTTTACACGTCTCCAGAATCTGGAGTACCATTTATAAGTGAAAACAATTATATAGGTGATGGAACGACAACAACGTTTGCAATTGGAGATTATCCAGGAACACTTGGATCAGTGACTGTAAGTGTTGATGGTGTGGTTAAAAAACTTACAACTGACTATACAGTAAACATAACAAACAAAACAATTACATTTGGATCAGCACCAGCAGATTTAAGCAAAGTATCTACGAAAATGTTTGCAATCAGTGGAGAGAATTACAGAGTATTGGATCAATACACAGGGGATGGAAGCACAGTAACATACACAACTTCGACTAGTGATGATTTCTCATTTGATTCAACAGCATCTGAAATTTACATCACAATAGACGGTGTACCTACAACTGCTTTTACAACAAGCAGTGTTAGAAAAAGATTAGAAGTAACATTTAGTTCTGCTCCGGCGGCAGACGCATTCATACAAGTTGCAGGATTTGCCAAAACAGCAACCAGCACACGAAGTTATGCAAGTGTTAGAAATCAAGAAGTAACATATGCCAGTGGAACAAATAGGTACACATTAACATATCCGTCAGGATCAATTGGACCATTCTCAGGTTTAACGACAATTGAAGTTAACGGTAGAGTGTTAAGAGGACCGGACAACACTTACTATGTTGGTGACGGAAGCACATACACTTACGGGGTAGTATCAGGTCTAGGTGATGACTCAACCGTTGATCCTGCAAAAAATATTACAAATGCAAACCAAGTTCAGGTGTTTGTGAATGGTGTACAAAAATTACTCAACACAGACTACACAGTGGACATAGGAAATCAAAATGTTGACTTTGTTACAAGTCCAACATCGACAGACGTAATTTGTATTTCAACACTAGTTGACAATCATTACTATAACGAAGGTACAGATATCATATTAATTCCAAGTGCTATAACATCGCCATACTCGATCAGCAACGGTGATAAACTTTCAGTTACAACATTTAACAATGCACTTGGCATGAAACACAGAAGAGAAGTATTAGAGGGTAGAACAAACGGCATATTCAAATTGAGATTTGATCCACTAAATTCTACATACACTTATGTTTGGTTAAACGGAGAACAGCTAATACAAAACAGTGATTACACATTAAGTGGCAACACAGTAACAGTTTTTGGCAAAACAATAACATCATCGGACAGATTGGATATTATGTATTTTGCTTTAGAATCAGCGACAGGAGCCACAGGATTTAGAATTTTCAAAGATATGTTGAATAGAACATTCTACAAACGTATCAATAAAAATGCAACAACAGAATTAACACAAGATTTAATTGATGGATCTAGAACTATCACAGTAAAAGACGGAAGTATAATGCCTACACCAGATATATCAACCAATCAACCAGGTGTAATCTTTATAGACAAAGAAAGAATAGAATATTTTACCAAGACAACTAACGTATTAGGACAAATTAAACGTGGAACTCTTGGAACAGGAATTAAGGTACATGGATCAGGCGCCGAAGTGGTAGATGCGTCAGGTACTCAAACCATACCTTATGCGGACACAGTACACACCAACACCTTCACAGGTGACGGCAGTACAACAGTGTTTGCACTATCACAAACCCCAGCCTCTGCTAGTGAGTTAGACATATTCATTGGTGGCCAACGATTGTTGCTTACTAGCGAGGACGGATCAACTATTAACTACTCTGTGGACGGATCTAGCACAACAGTGACTTTAAGCACTGTACCGGCTGACGGAACACAGGTTAAAATCTTACACAAGAAAGGACAGGTTTGGTATAATGGCAAAGATGGTAATCCAGCGGATGGTAAAGGATTACAAGCGTCTACGACTCAACAGGCTAGATTCATAGCTGACGAGCCAACAAATGCACCTGAATAAATACACTAGATGACACAAGATACTAAACACACAGAACTAAAAGAAGAAAACAAAAAGCCCCAGGATAACACAGGTGTTATGATGACAGGGCATATTAAGATATTTGACCCTGAAACTGGCGAAGTAATAGTAGATAAAAGAAATGCTATCCACTACGAAAATATGTCTCAGGCATTAGCAAACTCATTAGCAAATAAATCAAACGGTTTTGTACACGAGTTAGCACTAGGAAACGGCGGAACATCTGTAGACACAACAGGAGTTATTACATACCTAACACCAAACAGCACAGGCACAAACGCCGCACTGTACAATCAAACATATTATAAAGTAATAGATGATAACTCTGCTACCAACAAAGATGTAACAAGAAACAAAATGGAAGTAAGACACACAGCAGGTAACAAGTACACTGACATTGTTGTTACTTGTACACTTGATTATGGTGAGCCAACAGGACAAGCGGCTTTTGACAACACAACAAATTTTAACGGTGATTATGTTTTTGACGAATTAGGATTAAAATCATGGGAAGGAACAGAGAACGGTGGTACAAACAAATTGTTAACACACGTTGTATTCCACCCAGTACAAAAATCTTTAAACAGATTAATCCAAATTGATTACACTTTGAGAATACAATCATTGACAACATTCACTGAAACTAGTTCTACAGCATTATCAACATCAAATACTGTAAGCGGAACAACTTCAGGAAGTAATACTGGATACTAATAAATGGCATACACAGTAAACAAAAGCAATAATGCGGCATCGCCAAATCAATACACAGTTCAGGACGGAGTTGTTAATTCTCAAACTGATCTAAGTTTTATTGGAAAAGGTTATGCAGGGTACGGTGAAAGTATTGCAGAAAACTTTTTACACCTATTAGAAAACTTTTCAAACACGTCAGCACCAACAAAACCAATTCAAGGACAACTATGGTGGGATAGTTCAAATTCAAAATTAAAAGTGTACAACGGTACTGCATTCCAAACAGCAGGTGGTAGTGCACCATATGAAGCAACAGCACCATCAGGATTATCGCAAGGTGACTTGTGGATTGATTCAGACACAGCTCAACTGTATCTTTACAACGGTGCAAGTTCAGTACTAGTAGGCCCTCCAGGTGCAACAGGAACAACAAACGGATTTACATACGACACTATTTTGGATTCTGCAGATGCAACCCAGAATATTACAAAATGGTTTAATGACGGGAACCTTATTGCAATCGTTTCAGAAGATACATTTACTCCAAAATCAGGAATCACAGGATTTGCAAGTATTAAAAAAGGTATAACTTTAACAACAGCAATAGCAGATACAAAATTTCAAGGCACAGCCACAGATGCAGATGCACTAGGAGGCGTAGCGGCGGCAAACTATTTGAGATCAAATGCCAACGATGCAACGTCAGGAACTTTATCAGTTGCTAATGATGGTGGTGTAATTGTTGGTGCAGACTCAGACTTAACTTTAACAGTTGATGCCAGCGGTGCAATTATTTCTAACACAGTTGCAAACACAGATATAACATTCAAAGTCAATGACGGTGGTACAACAACCACAGTAATGACAATAGATGGTGCAGATGCTAGAGTAGGTATTGGAACAGCAACGCCAACTGCAAAACTAGATGTCAATGGCGTAATCAAAGCAACATCAATCGAAACAGCAGTAGCAGGAAACGTTACAGGAAATGTAACTGGAAATGTAACAAGCACAGGTGCCAACACAATGGGCACATTAACAATAGCAGGTACACTAACAGGAAAAAATATTTTACCTGATGCAAATTTATCATATGATATAGGCTCAAACACTAAAAAATACAACACAGTATATGCAAAAGCAACATCGGCACAATACGCTGACTTGGCTGAGATATATGAATCCGACGACGAGTATGAAGTGGGCACAGTTGTTATATTTGGCGGCGAAAAAGAAATTACAGTTTCGAGTATGGGTGCAGATCCAAGAGTAGCAGGTGTTATCTCAGAAAATCCAGCATACTTAATGAATAACGAAGCAACAGGTCAAGCAGTAGCATTACAAGGAAAAGTACCATGTAAAGTAGTAGGACAGATTAACAAAGGTGATATGCTGGTTACACACTCACAACATCCGGGTGTGGCTAGAAAAGGTATAGATCCTAAAATGGGAACAGTAGTAGGAAAAGCACTAGAGGAATACAATTCAACTGATATAGGCACAATTAATATTGTGGCGGGAAGACAATAAATATAAACAAATGCCATACACAATAAACAAAACAGACGGAACAAATATAGCAGTAATCCAAGACGGTACTGTTAATAATACTACCAGTTTAACACTTTTTGGAAAAAGCTATTCTAACTTTGGTGAGTTATTAAACGAAAACCAAATTAAATTACTAGAAAATTCAGCATCAACATCTTCACCAGCGGCACCATTAAGAGGTGAACTATGGTTTGATACAACTACAGGACAATTAAAAGTTTACGATGGTTCAGCGTTTGAACCGGCAGGCGGAGCAAATTCATCTGCGTCACAACCAGTATCTCCAACAGCAGGTGATTTATGGCATGAAACAGGCACTGATCAAATCCATGTTTACACAGGTTCAGCATGGCAGTTAGTAGGACCAGTATACTCATCAGGACAGACACTTTCAGGTTGGAAAATTGAAACACTAGGCAGTGCAGGCGGAAATAAAGTTGTTTCTTCTATGTACGCAGGCAACACAAGAGTTGCAATACTTTCAAAAGAAACATTTACTCCGAGTGTAACACAAACAGGATTTGCTTCAATCAAAGCAGGATTAACATTAAACTCTACACTAGGTGCAGTGTTTGATGGTACTAACACACAGGCTACTTTTGTTGATGTGTCAACAACAACAAATACGTCAAGTTCAATAGTTGCAGGTGGAAACTTTATAAGAGCAGACGTGGCAGACACTATGGCAGGTGCATTAACAATTGATAACGATGCAGGATTAACAGTTGGTAACGCACAAGAGTTATCACTAACAGTTTCAAGCAACGATGTAACAGTTGCACAAACATCACAAGACAAAGATTTAAGTTTCACAGTAAATGACGGTGGAGTTACAAAAACACCTATCACATTAACAGGAGCCACAGGAGCAATAGGCTTAACAGGCAACGTTACTGTTACTGGTAACTTAACAATTACTGGCGAATTTGAAAATAGTTCAAGTGAGGTTAACATAGTAAACGATGCTTTCTTAAAACTAAACACAGGAAACGGTGAAGCAGATGCAGGAATTATTGTTGAAACAAATGATACGGATGATGCAAGAGTATTTTATGATGTATCAGAGAACAGATGGACAGCAGGTGAGAACCAAACTTATTCTAAATTAGTATTAGATTCAGATGCAACAGCAGACGGAAATGCAAACAAAAATTCAAAATTTTTAAGAACAACAGCGGCAGGATTGTTAACAGTAACAAACATGAATTTAGCGGCAGTTGGTACAGCAATAACAACCTCAATGACATCAAGCACTTCGGTTCCAACTATTGGACAAGTGTCAACTTATGGAAACCTTTGGGGTGGTGCAACGAAATACGTTTCAACTAGCAATCCAACAGGTAGTGATGGTGTTGACGGAGATATTTGGTTTGTAAGGGAGGCGTAATCCTTTATGGTCGCAATAGTTAATAAATTTTCCTACACAGGTACAGTACAAGAAGTAACAGTTCCACCAGGAACTATTTCTATCGATGTATATCTATGGGGCGGCGCCGGAGGCGGTGGTGGACCAGATGATAATCCAGGTGGTCCAGGTACAGGTGGGCATTTCATGAAACACATAGGTTACACCGGAGCAGGTGCGGCCTCGATAGCAAGTAATATAGGAAACACTTTACAAGTCGCAGTAGGCGGCGGAGCAGGAGGTGGATCATCAGGAGGTGGAGCACCAGGTGGACACAACGGAAAAAGTTTAACAGATTATTCAGGCGGAACAGGCGGATCAGCAGGACCAAGACCATACTCAGGTGGTGGAGGTGGTGGCGGAGGAGCCACACTAGTAACACTTAACGGAACAGCAATACACATAGCCGGCGGTGGGTCAGGTGGAGGTGGTGCAGGTAATCACTCAGGATCAACATCGGGAATTAATACAAACTCAGCACACGGACAATCACCAAGTACACTAGGACAAAATGGTGGAGGCCACTCTGGAGACGGAGGTGGTGGTGGTGCTGGCGGCGGCGGATTTGTCGGCGGCAGTGGTGGAGCAGGTGGATCTGGAGACAACACAGGGCAAGGCGGACACTCAGGTTTAAGTTTGGTACAAACTGGAGGCACAGGTGTATTAGCATCAGGAGTAACACCAGGTGGTACAGGAGAAGCATACTATCACGGAGGATCAGTTGGAGGAAGTCCAGCAAGTACAGGATCAAACGGTTATGCAGTTGTTGTGATGAACGTCAGTGTACAAGCAAACACAAAAGTTTCAGGCACATGGAAAAGTGTTAACAACATGTTTACAAAAGCATCAGGCGTATGGAAACAGGTTACAGCAGGATACATTAAAGTAGGTGGAGCATGGAAAGCCATGTTTAACTCAGGAATTAATTTTATTTCAACAGCAAATGGCTTTGGTAACTCATCAGGGGCCAGTGGAGCATCAGGTGGATCAGGTGGCGGTGGTTGTTTCATAGCAGGCACAATGATATCTATGCATGACGGTTCATTGAAACCAGTAGAGCAAGTAGACATAGGCGATACAGTTTCGGTTGGTGGAAAAGTATTTGCAACAGGTAAATTCTTAATAGACAATTTGTATGATTACAACGGCATCCAAGTATCAGGAACACACATGGTTAAAGAAGATGGCGCATGGACGAGAGTTGAAGACAGTAGACTTGGCAAATCATTAGGTGATGACGAAGTAATAGTGTATGTGTTTGGTAACGAAAATAGAAGAATTATCATTAACAACACAGAGTTTACAGATTACTTTGAATTGAGTGAACAACAAGAACTAACCAACCACGGCGAACAATTTTTTAGTAATTGGCAAGATCATGATAGACAGATACATGATAAAAATGTTAATATACTAAATGCTTAATAAATCATATTACCACGGACAGCAAGGCGAATGCTTCCTAAAACTAGAAAAACATTTTGCAGAGATCAAACATGAATTTGATTCCCAACCCAACAAGATATTCTTAGATCCAGAAGACTTCTCAGACAGCGTAAGGGGACTTCCGGATGACTTCGATGACAAGTCTGGTGACTATGTGCATGGGCAGTGGAAAGCATTGGGAGTGCAATCAGGCGAACACGAAGGTCAATCATTTAACGATTATCCTATGCTGTATTCGATACTAAGAAAATTTCCGTACAAAACAAATGTAGCAATAATGACTGTAGGTCCTGAAACAAAAATTGGTAATCATACTGATGATGAGGGAGGGTGGAGATATCAGATGTGTTTAGACGATGGTGGAGGACCTGATAGTGGTATGTATGTGATGAATCCTGAAACTAAAAAGCAGGAACTGTACACTTGGAAAACAGGTGAAGCGTATGTATTCCAACCAGACATACAACTACACAACGGATTCAATAACAATCCAGGTGAGAGAACTACATTATTAATTGACTTTTACAAAGAATCACTATACACTAAAGAGAAGTTTGAAAAGTATTACCAACACTATTCAGAATGTTTTGAAGGACTAGAAAATCTAGTAGATGTATATGAATCAAGAAAACAAAAATAAGATTGCTATAATTGGTCATACCAAAGGTATAGGCAAAGCCATATCTGATCTGTACAGAAAAAAGAATTATCAAGTTGTAGGATTAAGCAGAAGCAACGGCTATGATTTAGCAACAAACCAAGAAGCAATAATTACAAAGATTGCAGATTGCGATCTAGTTGTAGTAAATGCATACGCAGGTACAGGACAATATCAATTGCTAAAAAGAATTTACAGTTCATTTCATCATCATTATAAAAAGATTGCAGTTATAACAAGCACATCCGGAACACCAGAAGGTAAAGATGAGGATAATTATGGTGCCGACTACAATGAGTACTGTTGGCACAAAGAACATTTGATTCAATATGTAAGTGATCTACAAGAAGATCTATTTACTAAACCTTTGTCAGTGTATGATATTTGTCCGGATGTTGTCGATACAGATATGATAAAAGGTATGTGGGAAAGTCTTCCTAAATTAAAAACAGACGAAGTAGCAGAAGCAGTGCGTTACTGTTTCGAATCAACATTTAACATTAACAGAATAGTGATACAAAAAAATGCAAGATAGATTATGGAATAGAGATACTGATTATGACACACTGGTTAAGTGGTGGACTGACTGGGAGTTTGGTGTGGTGCCAAAAGAGTGCCTACCACCGGACGGGATTATTGTGGAAGATGAGGGCAAACCTATATGTGCCGCAGGACTGTACATAGGTATAGGAACAACATTCTCTTTCATGGAGTGGGTTGTGGTTGATATGAAGGCAAAACCGATACAGACACACAAAGCATTGGTCCTGTGCATAGATAAAATAATGCAACTAGCAAAATCCAAGGGCATGAAACTGGTCTACACAGCAACAGGTGAACAAGCACTGCACAAACGATATCAAAAATACCACAAAATGGTGCTTACAGAGAGTAATGTTAAGACCTTTTTGCGTGATTTAGACGGATCTTACACCAAAGACTTAGAATGGATATCAGATGACGAGCAAATCGAAAAGCAACGATCTAAACAATAAATAAGCATAAGGAGTACATTTAAATGGCAACAAAAGAAGAAGTAGCAGACTATATCAACGATAATTTCGAGTCTATATGGACAGCAGAAGAGCAGGCAAAGATGGATCAAATGCTGACACCAGAATATGCAGAAATTTTAATTAAATTAGTAGGTGATGTCAGTTTCTTAACAGAAGTTAGAGACAACAAATCCAACTAGAATAAGATATGGCATATAAAATTAACAACACATTCGGAACCTTATTGGTTAGCCTAGCAGACGGAACAATTGATGTTGCGACTACTGACCTTACACTTATAGGAAAAGGCTATGCAGGTTTTGGTGAGAAACTAAACGAAAACCTTGTTAAACTTTTAGAAAACTTTAACAACACATCTGCTCCCAACAATAAAATTCAAGGTCAACTTTGGTTTGATCAGACAAACAAACAAATTAACGTTTACGACGGAACAAAATTTAAGCCAGTTGGATCAACAGCTAACTCGACAACCGCTCCGGCAAATGCCGTACTAGGCGACACATGGTTTGACACAAACAACAGACAGTTGTATGTTTATAATGGCACTGCTTGGACACTGATTGGACCAACAACAGTTGCAGGAACAGGACAAACAGTTTTTTCAACAGATTCTGTAGAGGACTCAACAGGAGTTAACAGATCAATCTTAAAAATGATTGCCAATGATGCTGTGGTAGGCATAGTATCCAACATAGCATTTATACCAAGCTCAACAGCCACTTCAGGAACTGCATTAGTAACAGCAGGCTTTAGCACAGTTGCACAAGGGTTAACATTATCAACAGCAGTAACATCAAATAAATTCAGAGGCACAGCTACAAACTCAGATTCACTGGGCGGAGTTGCCGCGGCAAACTATCTACGTTCAGATCAAAATGATTCAACAACAAGTTCTTTTAGTATTCTAAATGATACAGGTTTAATACTAGGTGCTGGTTCAGATATTACAATGAGTTTAGTGAGTGATAACTTAACTATTGCACAAACCACACAAGATAAAGATATTATTTTTACAGTAAATGATGGTGGAACAACGAAAGAAGCATTAAGAATTCAAGGGTCAACAGGAAGAATAGAACATTTAAGAGTTGGTGACATAACAGTTGAAGGTACAAACACTGTGTTGAACACAACAACACTATCTGTTGAAGATAACATTATAGAATTAAACAGAAACATATCTAACAATGCAGGTATGCCAAACTACTCAGGTTTAAAAGTAAACAGAGGCGAAGCATCAACAGTAACTGAGCAAGATTTATATTGGGTATGGGATGAAACATTCGCCGGCGATGCGGGCGGTGCCTGGACAGCATTTAAATCTGCATCAGACCAAGATTTATTTCCATCAGCGGCTACACTGGTAGATATAAGAGCAAACATAGTACACGCAACATCAACATCGGCACAATATGCTGACTTGGCAGAGAGATATGAAGCTGATTGTGAGACCGAAGTGGGCGATGTAGTGATGCTAGGCGGTCATGCAGAGATTACAAAATGCAACAAAGAGCTGTGCGATCAGGTTTTTGGTGTAGTAAGTGACAGTCCGGCGTTTTTAATGAATGCTCAAGCAGGAAACAATGACACACATCCTATGATAGCACTCAAAGGACGTGTAATGGTAAAATTAGTGGGCATAGGCAAAGCGGGTGACCGTTTAGTGAGTGCCGGAAATGGTGAAGCAAGGGTGGCAGAAATAGACGAATGTACCGCTTTTAACACCATAGGTAGGTTGATCAAACATAAATACAACGAAGAAACAACATTAACAGAATGTGTGATAGGAGTTAATTAACAAATGGCATATACAGCAGGCGCAACAATATTAGATGACGAATACAACGCATTCGTTAACAACAGTTCAAGTCCTTTCGGATACAATCACTTTGCAGGAACAGGGTCTGCACAGTACGGATTAGGACAATCAGCAATTTCAACAGTTTCAGCGGGTGGTACAGTAAATGCATCACAGTGGAACGCACTAATGACAGGAATCACTAACGTCGCAAATCACACTAACGATACAATGACTTCTAGATCAGCAGTTTCATCAGGTGACACAGTAGCTATTTTGTCGGCGGTTGCCTCAGACTTGGCAACACTAGCGGCTTCGGTTGCAGGTGGTTCGACAAGTGCAACAGCACTTACAACTTCAAGTGCAAAACAAACTTCAGATTCAAGTTCAACGTGGACAGGCGCACACACAGTAGAACACTCAGTAACTTTTTCAGACGCAAACAAAATGAGACACTTTTTTAACGCAGGTGGAAAAATTAGAGTTGCAAAATCAAGAACAGGTAACGGCGCAACAGGCGGTGGAGCAACTACTAAAGACTCCAACTGGACTAACTTGTATGCGGCACTAGGTAACATTGACATAGCATCACAGGCTTCAACAAGATCAGGATCAGGCGAAACATTAACAACAAATGGTTTAGCAAATGGGTTCCATGATCTAGGCACAGGTTACACACACCTTATTAGATTAACAGAAGCAACATCACCATACACTGCTAACTACATCGACGTTCATGTTAAATTGAATGCATCAGTTGGTTCAGCTACGATAATGACTGTTAAGACGACAGCAAATGACGGTGCGGCAGATGACACTTACACAAGTGGTAACACTTCAAGTGTAGATGCAACTCCGGACAGAAATGGAACACACAGAGCCCAAATATTTGTTACAAGTGTAACAAATGCACAGGGTTTAAGTTCAGCGATTGTTGAAAGTTCAACTGCGGTTGTGTCTAACTCGACATCATAATAACTTAACCAAATAACTTTTAGTTGGTTGGCTTTTGGCCATAATTACTGTATACTTACGGTATGAATGCAGGCGAACTAAAACAAAAAGCAGATCTATCTTATGATATTTCAGTTGCAAAAAAGAACGCACTGGAAAGATCAGAATCGAGACAGATAATTGCACACAACGAGCATCTATTCAAAGCAGATGCCCAAACAATCTGTTTGGTAAAAACTTTAAGCGAACACAAGGACACATTTTTTGTGCTGGACACAAACAACAATCCTTGCGAGATTAAAGATCCAACGGAATTTCTTAACAAATTACTAGAGAGAAATCAAGAAACACTGAACGCCTACAGTCAGATACACGAAACTTTTAAAAGGAGATAGTATGTCTACAGGTGTGTTGTTGTATTGTTCAAATACCCCTACCTACGACTATCATCGAATTGCAGAACGTTGTGTTGAACTAATCAAAAAGAATCTCAAGTTAGAAATCACCATAGTAACAGATGCAGAAACTTTTAAAAAGTTTAAGCCCTTGGGAATGATCAATTACAAGTTGATAGAACCAGAACTGGGCAATAAAAGGAATAAAGAGCAGTGGAATCAACTAGAAAGATGTTACGCATATGAGCATTCTCCCTATGATACTACAATTCTTATGGACTGTGATTATTTTTGCTACACAGATAACTTATTAACCTACACAAACATTGATAATGATTTTCTAATACATGATAAAATTCATGACCTCACAGGCAAGGATGTATATAATTTCAGACAAGATTCAATAATACCTATGCTATGGGCAACAGTGATAGTGTTTAAAAAGACACATAGAGCAAAACGTATATTTGATATGGTCAAATATATCAAACAGCATTATCAATATTTTTGTAAACTTTATAGAATAAGTTTTCCTAACTTCAGAAATGATTATGCCTTTAGTATGGCAATGAACCAAGTCAACGGAAACACACAGCAAACATTTTTGCCTGGCAAGATACCCACATTGCCTGCACTTGCAAAAATACTTGAAGTAAAAGACACAGGTATTGTGTTTGAATATGATGACAAAATAAATGAAATAGAGAATCAAGATGTACATTTAATCAGCAAGGAGATATTCAATGTCTAAAGGATTTCTTTGGTTTGCACAGAACAATGATACAACAGATTATGTTAAATGTAGCATAGCACTTGCAAAATCTATCAAACAACACAACAAAGAAAATGCAATCTGTGTTGTAACAGATGAGAAAAGTAAATTTGAGAGTGAGTATGTGGATGTTGTTAAAGTTATGCACACAGACGAAAGTGCAGAACACAAAATTAAATGGGCAAATGAATATAAAGCATTTCAATTGTCTCCGTTTACACACACAATAAAATTAGAAAGTGATATGCTGTGGACAGCAAATACAGATTGGTGGTGGAATTATCTGTGGCAACACGATTTAGTTTTTGCTGTGGACTGTAAAGATTACAAAGACAATAATATTAAAAATATATCTTATAGAAAACTATTCATCAGAAATAATTTGCCCAACCTTTATAATGGTCTAAGTTATTTTCGAAGAAGCACACATGCACAAGAGTTCTTTAAACTATGCGAAGAAATAACATTAAACTGGAAAGAAGTAAAAGAAACAATGTTGGTTGCTTGTCATGATGAATACCCAAGCACAGATGTCGTGTATGCACTTGCATATAGAATAATGGACCCAACACAACAGCAATTGATCAATTATCCGTGGTTTAAATTTGTACACAACAAACCAGACATACAAGGTAGAACAACAGAATACTTGTCGCCATTTAAAATTAATGAAAAGATTATAGTTGGAAGCCAACGAATGCACAGAGTTTGGCACTACTTGGACAAAACTATACCGGAGGACCTAGATGCCAGGATTTTTTGAGGCAATGAAAAACCTAGAACCTATCAAAGAGAAGGTTCACACAGTGACCATAGCAGGTCAAAGTATGGTTGTAACACTGGAAAAGAAATTAGAAGTAATGCGTAATGGAGAAGATGCTTACAAATGGAAGTCAGCAACAGAGTTTGTTTTGAAACCAAAACCCAAAGTTGGCATTGTGTATCCGCAACTACGAAAAGCAGACAAAGGTTATAATTTTTATGACAACGATCCATATTATCCCAAAGACATAGTAGAGGAAGGCTTTGCATGGCAAATAGATACAGAATAAGTGATTTAGATTTTGTGTACATCAGCTACATGGAACCCAATAAAGAAGAGAATTGGGCTAACCTCAAGAACAAGGTACCATGGGCAAAACGTGTTGACGGTGTAAAAGGATTTGATTCAGCACACAAGGCCGCGGCAGAAACAGCAGAAACAGATTTCTTTATTAGTGTGGACGGTGATAATATTATTGATGAAACGTTCTTACTACAAACACTAGACTTTGAAAAAACAGATAGAAAAGCAGTACACAGATGGAGAGCAAAAAACAGTATCAACGGCCTTGTTTATGGCAATGGCGGTTTAGTTGGGTGGGACAAAGAAACTTGCCTCAACATGCACACACACGAAAACGCCAAAGACAAAAAAGCAGAGATAGATTTTTGTTGGACAGTAAAACATGAAAACCTGCACAACTGTTATTCCACAAGTGTGATAAACAGTGAACCTTTCCAAGCCTGGATAGCAGGATATAGGGAAGGTGTTAAAATGAGTTTGAACCAAGGCGAACACATCAAGCCAGAAGATTTTATGAAAACCATATGGGGACCAAATTTAAGAATTCTCAGCACGTGGATGACTGTGGGTGCTGACATACACAATGGCAAGTATGCCATGTTGGGTGCAAGAATGGGTTGCTATGCCACAACGATAGATACCAAAGAATGGATACAGGTCAGAGACTTAGACAAAATGGTAGACCTATATGAGAATGCTGTGATACCTAAAAAAATTGATGAGGATTTAAAACTGTATGGTGAGAGCATAAGACAGAGAATTGATTTACCCGTGGCAGAATTAGACGAGAGTCAAAGTAAATTTATGAAATTTATATATCCACCACACAAGAATACAGGAGTGCAAGATCGTGAGTACAAGTGATTATAAATCAGATGCATTAGAAGCCAGAGAAAAATTGGACAGCGTTTCGCCTACCATGTGTCTGGCCAAATGGAACCAAACATCTTTACACTTGCCCACAGGACTAACAAACAGTTGCTATCACCCGCCACTGCATCAGATAGATCCTACTAAACTTGCGGATAATCCTGCGGCACTGCACAACACCGCAGAGAAACTAGAACAAAGATCACAAATGCTCAAAGGCGTGCGACCCGAGGGTTGCTCATATTGCTGGAAGCTAGAGGACACTGGAGAAATGTCAGACAGACAGTACAGATCCGGTGAACCATGGGCCATGCAAGACTTTGAAACAATACGACAGAATCCAATGGACGAACGTTGGACACCCAGGTATGTGGAAGTTAATTTTAACAACGCTTGTAATTTCAAGTGTAGTTACTGTTCGCCGCAGTTTTCCACTGCTTGGGGCAAAGAAACGGACAGGTATGGGGCATATCCCACAACTACTCCGCACAATGCTCCTGAACACTTTCAGGGTAGAAGACGTCCAATACCCAACAGAGAAGAAAATCCTTATGTTACTGCTTTTTGGAAGTGGTGGCCTACTCTGTACAAGAACTTGAAACACTTCCGTATGACAGGCGGAGAACCTATGATGGATGTTAACACATACAAAGTATTCCAATACATAATGGACCACCCCAAAAAAGACCTACATCTAAACGTAACCAGCAATATGTGTCCTCCAGACAAAAAACTAAAAGCCAAGTATTACAACATGGCACAGAATATATGCATGGAAGAGAAAGTGGAACACATGATGCAGTTTGTTTCAGTGGATGCGTGGGGCAAACGAGCAGAGTATATACGTAATGGATTAGACTTTAACTATATGATGGACAATGTGGAAGAATTCTTAGAGCGTATTCCTGTGCGGAATTCAATAACGTTCATATGCACATACAACAATTTAAGCATAACAAGTATGGACAAGCTGTTAGAGAAGATACTGGAACTGCGTACCAAATACAGCACAACCTATCAGAGGGTATGGTTTGACGTACCGCTTTTAAGACAACCTGCATGGCAACAGATCACAATGCTACCAGAGTCATACCAAGACATACACAAGGACAACATTAAATACATGCAGGACAATTCCGGAGAGGATAACGGGCTACACATATTCAAAGACTTCGAAATTCAAAAAATGCAACGCAATCTAGCTTACTGGCAAAAAAACGCAGACGCAAGTAAGCAAAATAAAAAAGATTTTTACGCATTTTTTAACGAACACGATCGAAGACGTACTACTAGATTTTTAAACACATTTCCCGAGATGGAAGAATTTTGGGTGGAGTGCAAAAACGCAAATGAATGATTTAGAATATAAAAAACAAATACTGGATCCAAAGAGTGCAAGTTTCTGCGGAGCCAAATGGTATAATGCGACTATATGGTTAGGTAGTGGAATGACCACAAGTTGTCATCACCCACTTCCGCATAAGATAGATCTAGAAGCAATAAAAACAAATCCAAGTGCAATACACAACACAGTACAGAAGAAAGCAGAACGTAAACAAATGCAGTGCGGAGATAGACCCAAAGGCTGTGAGTACTGTTGGAAGATAGAAGATATTAACAGAGACAATATTAGTGATAGGGTTTACAAATCAAAGATATTTACAAATGAAGCATTAGACTATGCACACAAAACTGATCCTAACACAGACGTAAATCTTAAAACATTAGAAATAGCATTTGATAGGACTTGTAACTTTGCTTGTACATATTGTAATCCTGCATTTAGTTCTACATGGGCAAACAACATTAAAAGGCAAGGACCATACACAGACATGGTAACTGACGGACGTAATCACTTTACTCACAGTCATGAAAGTGCAGAGCCATACAAAAAAGATGAAACAAATCCTTACGTTGAAGCATTCTACAAATGGTGGGAAACAGACCTACACAAAAGTTTAGATGAATTAAGAATAACAGGCGGAGAACCTATGATGTCACCTAATTTATGGAGACTACTAGATTGGATAGAAACACAGGGAGACAAAATGAATCCCGATATGCGTATTGCAATTAACTCTAATTTGGGTGCAAAGCAGAGTATTATTGATAGATTTAAAACAAAACTTAAAGGATTTAAAAACTTTCATCTGTATACCAGCATGGAAGCAACACACAAACAAGGAGAATACATCAGAGACGGATTAGATTACGGCGAATGGTTCTCAAATTTCTTACATATGATGGTTGATAAAGTACCATCAGAGATTCACAATATGTGTACTATAAATGCATTGTGTTTAGAGTCGTTGCCCGAACTTTTAGAGAAGATAGTATGGTTCAAGAGTGCCAGTAAAGTTTATGGACCAAAGGTTAACTTCACATTGAATATATTACGGTTTCCGAGCTTCCAATCACCGCTTGTACTACCCGACGACCTAAGAAATAAATTTAAGGGTGACTTGGTAAAGTTTTTAAATAGTAATGAGAAACATTTAGAACACATGGAAGTAAATCAAACACAACGATTAATTGACTATCTAGATGTTGTTAAAACACCACACGCAGGTGCGGCCGAACAGAGTAAACTACAAAAAGACTTTAAAGCATTTTACAGTCAATACGACAAACGTTCAGGAAAAGACTTTGCAAAGACTTTTCCAATAATAGGAGAATGGTACAATGGCATATGAGTATGGGGCTAAAGAGCCTGAGAAACTAAAGATCAAAGACATGACTCCTAGAGAAAAAGAGTTGTTGATAGAAAGTGATAACTTTTGTATGTTACCATGGATGCACCTTCATGCATTTCCAGATGGTAGAGCATACCCTTGTTGTTTCGCACTAGATAAACTCCATGTTGGGAACGTAAACGAACAATCGATGGAAGAAGTATTCAATGGTCCTAAGATGAAGCAGATGCGTTTGAACATGTTAGCCAATAAGAAATCCAGAGAATGTGCAAAATGCTATGATCAAGAAGATTCAGGATTCTTTTCACTGCGTCTAAGTTCAAACAAACACTTTGGACACAACATAAGCATGACAGAGAACACAAAACCAGACGGCACAGCAGACTTTATAATAAAGTATTGGGATATACGTTTTTCAAACCTATGTAACATGGCTTGTAGAAGTTGCGGTACTTGGTTCAGTTCAAATTGGTATGAAGACCACAAGAAACTTACAGGAGCTCCACCTAATCATGCAAAGATTATGAAAGCAGGCAGAAGCGGCAATGACATATGGGATCAATTACTAGAACAGTTTGATCATGTGGAACAGTTTTACTTTGCAGGCGGTGAACCGATTATTATGGAAGAGCACTTAAGGATCTTAAAAGAATTAGACAAACGTAAAATGTATCATGTGAGATTGATTTACAACACAAACTTCAGTAAATCTCATTTTAAAGGCACAGATATATTTGAATTATGGAACAAATTTGATTCAGTATCAATTGGTGCAAGTTTAGATGCAGAAGGACCTAGAGCAGAACTTATGCGTAAAGGTACTGTATGGGAAGAAACAGTAGCAAACAGAAAACGAATGTTGGAAGTTTGTCCACAGGTAGACTTTTATATTTCTGCAACAGTTGGATTATCGAATTGCTTACACGTTTTAGACTTCCATAAAAGTTGGGTAGAAAAAGGATTTATTAAACCTCAAGACTTTAACTTTAATCTATTACAGTACCCGATGTGGCAACGTATGGATTTACTACCACAGAATGAAAAAGAAAAAGTTACTGCAAAATATAAAGAACATATAGAATGGTTAAAATCACAGGATCACTTAACAAGAGCATCTAAAGGATTCGAATCTGCACTAGACTGGATGAACAAAAAAGATATGACTCGTCATTTGCCAACGTTTGTGGGAGAAACAAGAAAGTACGATAAAATTAGAGATGAGAATTTTACTGATGTATTCCCCGAATGGAAAGAATTATTTGCACAGTATGAAAAGAATTAAGCCCAGCGAAGGTAACAAAACATTCTGTATGGCGCCATGGACGCACACATACCTTTCACCTCAAACAGAAAGACGTATGTGTTGTGCATCCAGAGAGCCTGCACAAAGTTTCAAGCAATACATAGACACAGGCAATGATGCTAAGGAATATAAACCACTAACACTGAAAGAACACTGGAATTCAGAGCATATGAAATCTGTTAGACTGCGTATGATGGCAGGGGAAGAACTATCAGAATGTGAAGTGTGTGATCACAAACTGTTAAACACTGATGTATATAGATCATATTGGAATCAGCTGTTCAAAGACAGGGTAAACGAAGCATACGAAAGCACAGATGAGACCGGTGCAACCACAATGCAAACTATCAGTTTTGATTATAGGTTCAACAATCTATGCAACTTTAAATGTAGAATGTGTGGTGACATGTTGAGTAGTAGTTGGGAAGCAGAATCTAGGAAAAACAAAACATGGACTAAAGAATCACAACCATGGATGGCGTCACCGTTAAGAGAACAGATCATAAAGTTTCAAGACACACAGGTTGTACAAGAGTTTGTTGAAGCAGTAGAAACAAAAAGAATAAAAGAAATATATTGGTGCGGTGGAGAACCGTTGATGTGGGATATGCATTGGAAAGCCATGCAGAGGATAATAGAATTAGGATTTGCAAAAGAAGTGTATGTGAGATACAACACAAATTTAAGTAGAACATCATTTAAAGGAACTAAACTGTTTGATTTACTGCCACAGTTTCAAGACTGGCAGATATGTTCATCACTGGACGGTACAGGAGAAGTTGGAGAGTATATCAGAGACGGATTAAACTATGAACAATGGTTACGTAATTTCAAAGAGGGAATGGCAGTTGCAAAAACATCTAGGGAGATGAGATTAGATTACACAATAACAATGCCTGGATTATTAGAACTTAAAAATATGTTTAATTTAAGCAGGGAGTTAGACACGGAGATACTAACAAAAGTTATGTTTACTTTTAGCAATGATGAGATTTTAAGTCCATTAGCACTGCCTAAAGAATTACTACACACCATCATTGACGAAGCACTAGCATACATGGAACCTCTTGCTACACGAAAACAGAGAGCATTACTCGACGTAATAAAGAACTTAAAAAACAGAGAAACCTTTACGCCAACTAAAAAAGGAAAACAAAGACAAGAAAGTATTGATAAGATTAGACGACAGGATATAACAAAAATATTAAGCAGAGATGAAAGGGTGTTAGACTGGTGGACAAGTATATAGATTCAAACATATGCCCATTACCGTGGAATCATTTAGAAGTTGACGTAAATGGTGGTGCATCTCCTTGCTGTCTGTACAAGGGTAGTATTCCAGGTGTTAAAGTGTATGAACAAAGTTTAAAATCTATACAACAAACAGAGTATATGGAACTTCTGAGAAAGAAGTTTAGAAATGGTGAACGTCCAAAAGGATGTCAGAGCTGTTGGCAAGAAGAAGATGCAGGCAAAACATCTAAAAGGCAAAACTCAATTTACAAAATGCGTAGCAGTTTAGAAAACTGGACACCTAATAGCGAGCCAACACTAAAGTTTATAGACTTTAAGTTGGGCAACGTATGTAATCTCAAATGTAGAATATGCGGATCGTGGAGTTCCTCAAAATGGGCCCAGGAAGAAATAGATTATGAAACAGCCAAAGGTGGGGATAACCCTATTGCTAGAAAACAATTAAAAGAAGGCGGATGGCCTAAAAAGAACCCACAATTTTTCGAGGATCTAAAAGAAGATTTAAAATATGTGGAGTACTTTGAATTCACAGGCGGAGAACCGTTCATGATCAAGGATCACTTTAAAATACTGATGCACTGCGTTGAAAAAGGATACG